TAAGACAGTTGGGTGCTCCTGTTTTGGAGATTAATGTTGCTGAAGAGCAACTCCAAGACTTGGTGGATGATTCTATTCAATTTTACCAAGAAAGACATTATGATGGAGTTACTGAGAATTTCTTAAAGTATAAGTTTACTCAGAGTGATATAGATAGAGGAACAGCAAGTATAGCACAAAATCCAGTTGATGGTACTGGAATTTCATCTACTACTGTTGATGCAACTCTAGCTGGCATAGGTGCTACTACTTTTAAATATTATGAGAGTGGAAATTATATACAAATTCCACCAAATATTGTTGGTGTTAAAAAAGTTTTTAAACTGAAAAATAATCAAGCAATGGGCATGTCTGGAAACATGTTCAGTTTCAAGTATCAGTTAGTATTGAATGATTTATATTTCTGGGGAAGGACTGAATTATTAGGATATTCTATGGCTATGAGTTATTTGGAAACTATGGATTTCCTCTTAAATACTCATACTAGAATAAGATTTAATATTAGGCAAGATAGATTATATCTAGATGTTGATTGGGAAGAAACAGCAGCAGATGATATTATAATTATAGATTGTTATACTGCTTTAGATCCTGATGCTTCTACTAAAGTCTTTAATGATAGATTTGTAAAGGCATATTTTACAGCATTAGTTAAAAAACAATGGGGTCAAAATTTAATTAAATTCCAAGGAGTAAAACTTCCTGGTGGAATAGAATTAAATGGAAGACAAATGTATGATGATGGTCAAAGTGAAATTTCTGAAATAAGAGAACAAATGATTAGCACTTATGAGATTCCACCTCTAGACATGATTGCTTGAGGTAGAAAAACATGGCACTTAATTCCTATTTCTTACAAGGATCTAAAAGCGAACAAAATTTAGTTCAAAGTCTCATCAACGAACAGTTGACAATTTATGGCGTTGATGTATACTATATTCCTAGAAGATATATTGCTCAAAATACTGTTATAAAAGAAGTTATTGAGTCTAAATTTGATAGTGCTTATCCAATTGAAGCATATATTGATAGTTATGAAGGGTATGGTGGACAAGGAACTCTTCTTTCTAAATTTGGAATACAAAATGTAGATGATTTGACTCTTATAATTTCTAGAGAAAGATATGAGACATATATTACTCCTTTAATAAAGAATTTACCAAATATTGAATTAGCAACTAGACCTAAAGAAGGGGATCTTATTTACTTCCCATTAGGTGATAGGTTATTTGAGATTAAGTATGTTGAGCATGAGCAACCATTCTATCAACTTAAAAAGAATTACGTTTATCAGTTAAGATGTGAACTCTTCCGTTATGAGGATGAGGTTATTGATACTGGAGTTGAGACAATTGATGATGAAGTAGAACAACTAGGATATATTGCAACTCTTACTTTGATAGGAGCTGCTACTACTGCTACTGCTACAGCATCTTATGTTTCAACAGGTGGTGTTCAGCAAATTTATATGTCCAATATGGGTAATGGGTATCAAGCTCAACCTTTAATTGGTATATCTTCTTCACCTTCTGCTTCTGCAAATGCAGTTGGTGTTGCTTCTATTGCAAATACTTGGATAGATTGTAATACTGGATTGACTGATGGAAAGATATCTGCAGTACATATATCTAATGCTGGTGCTGGATATACAGAAGCTCCTTGGTTGACTATTCAAGACCCTACTGGTTTTGGAGTAGGTGCTGCTGGTACAGTAGGAATTACAACTCGTGGTTCAATAGGAGTAGTTACTATTAGTGGTGGTGGTTCTGGATATACTACACATCCAACATTCACTGTAAGTGCTCCAGGAGCTCCTACAGGAATTGGTAGCACTTCTGCACATGGTATTGGATATATTAATGCTGCTGGTATTGTAACAGTTGCATATATTACTAACGCTGGTGTTGGTTACTCTGAGGTTCCAACTGTTACATTTGAAGCACCAACTGGTGCTGGAGTGGGTATGGGAACAGGTTCCTTTGTCTTTAATGAGACTATTACAGGTCAAACTTCTGGAGCAACTGCAAGAGTTAAGGAATGGGATGCAGTTAATAATACATTAGAAATATCTGGAATATCTTCTAACTTCAGTAATGGAGAGACAATTATTGGATCTAATTCTGGTGCTAAGTTTGCTGTTAGAAAGACTAATAAGGATGATTTGGTTTCTGGATTTGCAGAAAATGATGCTATCCAATCAGCAGGAGATGATATTATAGACTTTACTGAGACTAATCCTTTTGGAATGCCTTAATTTTATTTCGTTAAATAGTAAGTATAATGGTATAAAATAATGTTTGAGTATTTTTACAACGAGATCTTTAGGTCTGTTATTATAGGATTTGGTTCTCTATTTAATGGAATTGAAGTAAAAAAATCAAGTTCCATAATTAAGGTTCCATTAGCATATGGACCAACTCAAAAGTTTCTTGCAAGAATGCAGCAAGAAGCAGATCTTAATAAGCCTGTTTCTATAACTCTTCCAAGAATGGCATTTGAGTTTTTAGGATTACAATATGACCCTACAAGGAAGTCAACACAAACTCAAACTATTATTAATCAAACTCCTGATGGATCAGAAGTAAAAAGAAATTATTTACCTGTTCCTTACAACATGAGATTTGAACTATCAATCATGACAAAGTTAAATGATGATATGCTTCAAATTACAGAACAGATTTTACCATATTTTCAACCTGCATATCAACTCCCTATTAACTTCTTAGGTAATTTAAAAGAGAAGAGAGATGTTCCTATTCAATTAGATTCTATCTCTATGGAGGATGATTATGAAGGAAATTTTGATACTAGAAGAGCATTAATTTATACTTTAACATTTACAGCAAAAACCACTCTATTTGGTCCTATCACAGATGTTTCTGGATCTGTTATCAGAAAAACTTCTGTTGGATACGTTGCTGGTTCTAAAGCACCTGGTGTTGCTGCAGAAAGAGACTTGTCTTACACTACAACTCCAAGAGCAACTAAGGATTATACTGGTGATGTAGTAACACTTCTTGCTGAGAATGTAGATCTAATTGAAACAGTTATTGAAGTTGATGATGGAACTAAGATTGAAGCAGAGAAATACATCTATGTTGGTCAAGAAGAGATGTATGTTGAATCTGTTACTGGTAATAAGATGACTGTTAGAAGAGGACAAGATAGCTCAATGGAACAAAATCATGTTAAAGGAGCACAAGTTAAAGGAATTAACTATCCTGGAACTGATGATAATGCTCTTATCCAATTCGGAGATGATTTTGGATTTGATGGTGCTATAACTTGAGGAATGAATTATGCCAGTTAATGATTCTAATTTAGATAAAACTTTAAATATAACACCTGAAGTAGATACTACTCCAGAAGGTGGTTGTGCTAAAAGACAGGATCAACTTGCTAATGTTACTCCACCTGATAGATTAACTAAAACTGATATTGAAAAAGATTATGATTATACTAGAGGTAATCTTTACAGCATCATAGAGAAGGGTCAGGAAGCAATTAATGGTATTCTTGAACTTGCACAGGATAGTGAGATGCCTAGAGCATATGAAGTTGCAGGACAGTTAATTAAGAGTGTTTCAGATGCAACTGACAAGTTAATGGATCTACAAAAGAAAGTAAAAGATGTTAATAAAGAGGAAGAAGCAAAGAGTCCTACCACTGTAAATAATGCACTATTTGTTGGTTCAACAGCAGAGTTGCAAAAGCTTTTAAAGAAAAATACTCCAAAATAAATATTAATATGGAGAAACCTAAATCTGATAATTTAGATAATTTCTTTTCACTTATTGGTAGTGAGAAGAAAAAGAAAATCGAAGAAAAAAAGGAGCTTATAGGTGAGATTTCTCTTGAAACTATGTTTCAGGATATGGCAGTAGAAACTGCTAGAGTAAAGAAAGAATTATTTGAAAAGGAAAAAGAAAAAGAAGAAGCAAGAAAGAAATTAGTTGCTGATGCTAAGATCTTTGAGAATTTCTTATTTGCAGAACCTAAAAAGAAAACTAAGAAGAAAGCAAAGAAAGATGATTATGAAGAATTAAAACAAGAGATTGGTAGTAAGGATAAACCAATTAAACCTGCTGTTGATGAAATTGCTACAGAAGAGACTACTGCTGACCATGCAATTAAAATTCTAGACACTATTAATGAGAAGACTGGAAAAGAGATAATAAAGGAAAATACAACTGAATCTGAGATTGCTAAACTTAAAAAAGAACTTGATGTTCTTAAGCAAGCTGTATTCACACAAGGTGGTGGAGGAGAAGTCAATCTAAAATATCTTGATGATATTGTAGGTATTGCAACTAATGCATCTGCCTATAATGGTATGGTATTATCATATGATCATGATATAAACAAATTTAAATTTGTAGAACAAGCAGGTGCAGGAAGCACTACTTGGGCTACTGATTCAGTTGGTATTCATACTATCTCTAGTGTAGGTATAGCAACAAATGCTGCTAATGCTGGTTATAAATTAGATGTTGGTGGAAATGCAAGAATTACTGGAATATTAACAGTAGGTACTGACACTATTGTTTTAGATGGTTCTAGTAATACAATTAATGTTGGTACAGGAATTACATTAGATGCTGCTAATGAAACCATCACAGTGGGTGGTGCTCAAATTGCAGATGCTAGTGGTCAAGGTAATTATACTGGTATTGTTACTGCTGCTGCTTTTGTAGGTCCTTTGACTGGAAATGTTGATGGAACTACTGGTACATTTAGTGGTGATGTAAGTGCTGCTAATGCTACATTTACTGGAGATGTATCCATAGGTGGAACATTAACATATGAAGATGTTACTAGTGTTGATGTTGTTGGATTAATTACTGCTAGAAGTGGAATAGATTTAGGTGGATCTAATATTGTAAGAATTGATGGTGCTACTTCTACTAAAACATCAACAGCACAAGCATCTATTGATACTTTTGATGCTGAAACATATTCAGCAGCAACTTATCAAGTTCAGGTTAAGAGAGGAAGTGATTATCATACTAGTGCTATAAATTTAGTTCATGCTGGAGGTACTGTTTATATTAGTGAATATGGAACAATTAAGACAGGAACTAGTCTTGCTAGTTTTGATGCTGACTTAAACAGTGGTAATATTAGGTTGTTAGCAACACCTACTTCTAGTGATTCTACAGTCTTTAAAGTTTTTAGAACAACTATGAATGCCTAAATATTAAAAAAGTGTCTGAGAAAGATGGCAAGTCCTATTGTTAATAAAGTATTAGATAGAATAGAAGGAGAAAAATCTCTAAACATTCTAGAATCAAACTTTAATACATCTCGTCCTAAATTATGGACAAGAGCTAAAGAATTAGCTGAAGAAAGGTTTGGTGTAT